CTTGGTTGGTGTAGACGAGAGTACTGACCAGTTGGCTGCAATGCGCAGACTATCTGGGTTAATAAAGTAGTAAAAACTGCAGTAAAAAAATCTATTTGTCCCATTTGGGATAAATATACTTGACGCAGATGCTATTGTTTGTTATAATAGTGTCTGCGTTAGTTACTTCATAGTGAAGTAGCGACAATAAAAAACAAAGACCATCTTAATATAAAGGAAATATCATGGCTTCATTAGCAGAAATTCGTGCCCGTATCGCGGCACAAGAAAACAAATCATCATCAGCATCCCCTACCCAAAGCGACAACTCAATCTACGCCCATTGGAATATGGAAGAAGGTACCAACGCTACCATTCGTTTCTTACCAGACGGTGACGCAGCTAACACTTTCTTCTGGGTAGAGCGTCAAGTAATCAAGCTGCCATTCAATGGTGTCAAGGGTGATAGCAATAGCAAACAAGTTGTGGTACAAGTTCCATGCGTAGAAATGTATGGCGATAGCTGCCCAATCTTGGCAGAAGTACGTCCCTGGTACAAAGATGAGTCATTGAAAGAAATGGCCAACAAGTACTGGAAGAAACGCAGCTACCTGTTTCAGGGTTTTGTACGTCAGAATCCAATTGGTGATGACAAGGCTCCTGCGAATCCAATTCGTCGTTTCATCATCAGTCCACAAATCTTTACCATTATCAAGTCCAGCTTGATGGATCCTGAAATGGAAAACCTGCCCACTGACTACATGCAGGGTCTTGATTTCCGCGTGACTAAAACATCCAAGGGTGGCTATGCAGACTATAGCACTTCAACTTGGAGTCGTAAAGAAAGTGCATTGACTGAGGCTGAACAAGCTGCAATTGAAGCACATGGTCTTTTCAATCTGTCAGAATTCTTGCCAAAGAAACCTGGTGAAGCAGAACTGCGCATCATGAAAGAAATGTTTGAGGCAAGTGTGGATGGTAAACCCTACGACAACGAACGTTGGGGTGCATACTATCGTCCATATGGTTTGGATGCACCAGCTGGTGCAGTCAAGGCCGCCACTGATACATTTGAAACAGTGGTAACCAGCAAGCCTGCAGCAGCACCTGCTACTGCTCCTTGGACAGGTGACGACCAATTTGAAACTCCACCCGCAGCAGTCGCTGCACAAGCTCCAGCACCGTCAAGCGACAAAGCCCAAGATATTTTGGCAATGATTCGCTCACGCCAGGCTAAGGTATAAAGTATAAGACAGGGGAACTGTGTTCCCCTTCTTTAGGAGAATTACATGACACTTCCAGACCAAAGATACCTCGCCATTAAGCAGGGTAAAAAACTATTAGAAGAACTGTGCGACCCTGGTAAAACACCCAGAGTTCCTGGCATGGTTAGAGATAGGGCAAGAACAGCACTCAGACACTTTCCAAATGATTGGGATATTGATGTTATTGCTGACAAGTGCCCGGAAATTATTGACAAAAAGGTCAATAACGTGTATCGTACTAATAAATGAAATTAGGAGAATAAATTGGCAAAGCCATTTGACGTATCAAAATTTAGACGGGAAATTACTAAGAGCATCGATGGTCTTAGTATAGGTTTTAATGATCCAACCGATTGGATCAGTACAGGAAATTATGCACTCAATTATCTTATCAGTGGTGATTTTAACAAAGGCGTTCCTTTGGGCAAAGTCACTGTATTTGCTGGTGAATCTGGATCAGGGAAAAGCTTTATATGCAGTGGCAACTTGGTTAGACACGCGCAAAAGCAAGGTATCTTTGTGGTTCTCATCGATTCGGAAAATGCACTAGATGAAAAGTGGTTGCATGATCTGGGCGTTGACACCGGTGAAGATAAACTATTAAAATTAAACATGGCCATGATTGACGATGTGGCTAAAACAGTAAGCAAGTTTGTAACAGATTACAAGACATTGCCTTTGGAAGATCGTCCAAAAGTATTGTTTGTTATTGACAGTTTGGGCATGTTACTGACTCCAACTGACGTTAATCAGTTTGAAGCAGGTGACATGAAAGGTGACATGGGTCGTAAGCCCAAAGCACTGGCCTCACTTGTACGTAACTCAGTAAATATGTTTGGTAGCTTGAACATTGGTATGGTAGCTACCAATCACACATACGCCAGTCAGGATATGTTTGATCCAGATGATAAAGTAAGTGGTGGTCAGGGCTTCGTATACGCAAGTAGTATTCTGGTTGCAATGAAGAAGCTCAAGCTCAAAGAAGATGAAGATGGTAACAAGGTCTCAGAAGTAAATGGTATTCGTGCCGCATGTAAGATTATGAAAACACGATACGCCAAACCTTTTGAAACTCTGCAGATCAAGATTCCATACAGCACTGGTATGAATCCATATTCGGGCTTGCTTGACTTGTTTGAGAAAAATGGACTGCTCACCAAAGAAGGCAACCGATTGTCTTACACCACTGGCGATGGTGTTGTTATCAAGCAGTTCCGCAAGGGTTGGGAATCAAATGAGAACAACTGCTTGGACACCGTGATGACTGAATTTAGCAATGGTGTGAAAAAATCAACGGCAACGCCAGATGAGGAAGTGGTTGACCAAGTTGAACAAACAGATGACCCAGCAATTGAACAGGAGATGGTCTAATGAATTTAGATATAGTTGCAGAAGTTTGGGAAGTGTTGCGTAATCATATTGATTTCAATGAACGCAAGGATGCAGCAGATTCTATCGTGCATTACATGATAGAAAATAATGCTGATCCCACAGATATCAAGGCAGCATTTGCTTTCCGTGGCGACAAAGACATTGCCACTGCATTAAAAGTTTATGCGGATCAACTGGACGATGATCTGGACGAGTACGACGAAGACGAAGACGAACCTTATTGATAGGAAACAGCAATGGATTGGTATACAACAGTTAACAGAGACCTAGCATCAATACCTGATTTCATTTTACATTATGAAAATGAACTGGGCAACGCCAAACGTGATGTTGGCGTCTTTGGTAACATTGAAAAAAATCTTGCTTCATTGCCTGGCGTCACCGAGCACAGATTCAATCAACTACAAGAGATTGAGGCTGTGCTGAACTTTCTGAACATCCAGCTTAGAAAGATCAGACGCAAACACTTCCAAAAATATCTGGAAGCATACAATCGTGTACTCACCAGCAGAGATGCTGAGAAGTATGTGGACGGCGAAGATGAAGTCATTGACTTTGAAACTATCATCAACGAAGTGGCACTGATTCGCAATCGTTGGCTGGGTGTTATGAAAGGGCTTGAAAGTAAAAACTTCATGCTGGGTCATATCACCAGACTGCGTACAGCGGGTATGGAAGACGCCAGTATTTGATGCTAAATTAGCAATATGTTGCTAAAAAGACACACTTGACAGTAAATGCACAGTCTGCTATAATGTGTACTTAACTAATCAATTGGGAGCAAAAAACATGAGAGATATCACTGACGTTGAAAGCAACACTATTAACAGCGCTACGTACACACATGATTTTGAAGATTCTTATGTAGATAGCAACTCAATCAATGATTTGCAAGACCGGTTTGAGCGTGAATTTACAGATTATGACGCATGTGACGATTTGGGTGGCATCGCAGTGTATTTTAAACAAGATAAGTTAGTAGCATTCTATGACTATGAGCAATTCAAGGGTGCCGTATTTTGAGACAATTTAGTTGACAGTAAATCACATATCACGTATAATACACAGTATTGATAACTACATAAGGAAGCAAACAATGTCAACTATTAATATCATCTCCGGACAGTATCGTAACAGTCGTGTAGTAAATCAAGTGTTCACGTTAGTCAAGGGCTATCAAACTGGCAAGAATGCAAATTATGTAACAGTGCAAAACGATGGGCAATTCGATCATGCTAATGAGATCGTCAGAGTAAAAGTAGATTCAATCAGCGATATTCAATATTTAGACGGGAGTGCAGAAGTGACAACAGACGTTATTGCATTTAAAGCAAAAGAAATTAAATCAGTAGAAACAGATGAACAAGCAATGGATCGCATTGCTACCCGTTTTGCGGTACTTGATGAAATGACGGGCGCATGTATCAACAGTGATATTCGTGCTATGATTGTTTCAGGCCCGCCGGGTGTAGGC